GTAGCCAACCGTGGCATCAACATGTGGACGATCGAGCAGAGCACCATCAACTTGGTTCAAGGCCAAAGCACCTACGCCCTGCCCAATGACACGGTTGACTTGCTTGAGCACGTCATCCGTACCGGTGCAAACGTGGCGGCTACGCAAGCTGACCTGACCATCACCCGGATTAGCGTTTCTACGTATGCCACACTGCCGAACAAACTACAGCAAGCCCGACCCATTCAGGTCTGGCTTCAGCGTTACAACGGCCAGCAAAGCCCGACCGGGCTGACTCTGGATGGCGCAATTACGTCGTCAGATACCGAAATCACGTTGGATTCTGTTGTTGGTCTTCCCGCCGCCGGGTTTGTAAAGATTGATTCCGAGATCATCAACTACGGATATATATCAGGGAATACCCTATATAACTGTTTCCGTGGTCAGGACAACACGACCGCAGCATCTCATTCCGACAACGCCACGGTGTACTGGATGCAGGTTCCAGCCATCACTGTGTGGCCGACTCCAGATGGGTCACAAGCCTATCAATTTGTGTACTGGCGTCTGCGCCGCACGCAGGATGCCGGTGGTGGTGTAAACGTTATGGATGTACCATTCCGGTTTGTGCCTTGCATGGCTGCTGGGTTAGCGTATCATATTGCTGGAAAAATCCCTACTGGCTTTGAGCGTCTGCCAATGCTAAAGCAGCAATACGACGAAGCTTGGGAGTTGGCAGCATACGAAGATCACGAAAAAGCTGCATTGCGATTTGTGCCTCGTCAACAGTTTATTGGGACTGCCTAAATGGGGAATCGGTTCGCATCGGGCAAATGGGCGATCGCTCAGTGCGACCGCTGCGATGGTCGCTATAAACTCAAAGAGTTGCGCCGTGAGGTCATCAAGGGCAAAAACTACGAACTGTTGGTTTGCAAAGAATGTTGGGACCCGGATCAGCCGCAGCTGCATCTTGGTGAGTTTCCAGTAGATGACCCCCAAGGTTTGCGTAATCCTCGCCCTGATCGCAGCTATTTGCTCTCAGGTACTAGCGGGTTGCAGATCACTACCGGTTCGGGCCCTAACGGTACTGGATCGGTTGAAGGTGGTAGCCGTATCTTTCAATGGGGCTGGAATCCCGTTGGTGGGTCGCGTGCAGATGATGATGGTTTGACGCCAAACAACTTGGTTTTAACCATAAGTTTGGGTACAGTTACGGTTGTAACGACATAAGGAGTCGATGATGGACAAAAAGCAGGTCAAGGCTATTGCCGACAAAGAAGTGAAGTCGCATGAGAAGCGCATGCACAAAATGGCTAAGGGCGGCGTGACCGGCGAAGCCATGCGTAAATATGGACGCAACATGGCCCGTGCCATGAACCAAAAATCCACTTCTCGCGGAGGCTGACATGGCCAAATACAGCATGAAAAAAGGCGGCAAAGAAGTGGGTTCTGCTTCTGTGTACGCTGGCCCGCATACCATGAGTGGTAAGCAGGTAAAAGCGCCGCTACCCGTGACTTCCCCTCGTGCGGAAATTGATCAGATGAACCCGTCTGCTGGCATGGTCAGCAAGGGTAATGTTAAGCCGGTTAAAACCGACGGTATTAAAATCCGTGGCACCGGCTGCGCAACCAAAGGTGTGATGGCCCGAGGCCCAATGGCTTGAGGTTTAAATGAACTACGCCTCGCTGATTTCAGCCATCCAGTCGTACACGGAAAACCAGTTTCCAGCCACGTACAATGCGGATGGCTCTGTTGTGTCTTCATCGGCACAGCTAAACACGTTCATTCGTCAGGCTGAACAGCGCATCTACAACACGGTTCAGTTCCCGGCGTTGCGTAAAAACGTGACTGGAACAACCACTGCGTATAACGCAATTACTAACCCTCGGGCTATGTACTTGAACTGCCCAGGCGACTTCTTGGCGGTGTATTCATTTGCAGTGATTGACGGCGATGGCAACTACGAGTACTTGCTCAATAAAGATGTGAACTTTATTCGTCAGGCATACCCATTGCCTGCCAGCACAGGACTTCCAAAGTATTACGCGCTGTTTGGCCCTACCGTGTCAGGGGCCACCATTTCCAACGAACTGTCTTTCATCTTTGGCCCAACACCAGACAGCGGGTACACGGTTGAGTTGCATTATTACTACTATCCGGAATCAATTGTGCAAGCGCCGGTTAGTTCTTTTGGTTCGTTGTCTGGTGGCTCTGGATACATTGATGGCATTTACTACGACGTAGCACTTACTGGCGGTGAAGGCTCTGGAGTTACAGCCAATATTACAGTTTCAGGCGGCACAGTGTCTGCCATAGAGCTTGGCACCACTGGCAGTAAATACGTTGTTGGCGACGTACTATCCGCCCCATCTTCTGTGCTTGGCCCGAGTGGTTCCGGGTTCACTATTTCTGTCTCTGATGTTGGCAACGTTTCTGGCACAACATGGCTTGGCGACAACTTTGATTCCGTGCTTTTGTACGGCTGTTTGGTTGAGGCGTATACCTTCATGAAGGGCGAGGCCGACATGGTCGCCTTGTACAGCGGAAAGTACAACGAAGCTCTTGCCATGGCCAAACGACTGGGCGACGGCATGGAACGTCAGGACGCATACCGTTCTGGTCAATACAGACAACCGGTGACCTGATATGGCATTCACAGGTAACTTCACCTGCAACGTCTTCAAAACGGGCATTCTCAATGGCTCGTTTGATTTCTCGACGGACACGTTTTATCTTGCGCTGTACACCAACAGCGCAACGCTTGACGCCACCACAACTGCGTACACCACCACGGGCGAAGCCTCTGGCGGAAACTATAGTGGGGGTGGCCTGCCTTTAACAGTTACCCAGACTCCAACGACAGGGCCGTCTGGCACAACGGCTTACATCTCCTTCGGGAATGTATCTTGGACTGGTGCAATTACCGCCCGTGGCGCTCTGATCTACAAATCAGGGGACAACGGTGCTGTGTGCGTGCTAGACTTTGGCTCGGACAAAACATCCGTAGCCACTTTTACGGTGCAGTTTCCCTCTGCTACCAATTCATCAGCGATCATTCGCATTTCATAAGGAGTTCAATATGCTCACGGACGTTGCAAAATCGAACGACGTTGTTGGTAGCACGGTGGTGTCCAACGGTGGTTCACAAGATGCCATTTCTGCAAAGGGTTGCTACACGGTTGTCTGCCATGACGCCGACGGCAAGTTTAAATGGGAATCCCGTTCCGACAACTTGGTTGTAAACGTCGGTCTTCAGGACATGAATGCCAAGTACTTCGCGGGTAGCGCGTACACTGCTGCGTTCTACATTGGGTTGTATGGCGCTGCCGCTTCTAACACCCCTGCTGCTGGCGACACCATGTCTTCACACGCTGGCTGGACGGAAGTGACGGCTTATAGCCAATCTACTCGCCCTGCCTGCTCGTTTGGCACCGCCACTACGGCCAACCCCTCTGTGATTTCTAACTCGGCTTCTGCCGCGACGTTCAGCATCAACGGCACAACAACTGTTGGCGGCGCATTTTTGACGACCAACAGCACTAAGTCTGGTACTACCGGCACGCTGTTTTCGGCTGCGGACTTCCAGTCCCCCGGTGATCGCTCAGTGGTGAACGGCGACACGTTGACTGTTACCTACACCTTCTCCTTGACCGCAACCTGATAGGACCTAATTATGGCCACCAAATTTAAAAAGGGCGAAGTCGTCAAACTTGTCGTTACTGTCCCAGCAGGTGATGTGCAGGCTTTGCGCATGTTGGAGGACGGCACTGTTCAGTGTCTTATCTCTTGGACAGACGGCGAAGGTAACAATCAAGAGCGTTGGTTCAACGAAGATGATTTGATCGCGGCTTAATAGCCGAAGGGGGCTTGGCGCATGTTCGGCTTTTCGTCGTTTGCTGCGGCCCCCTTTGCTGCGACTGGAAATAATCAGTACAGCTCCGCAATTTCCGAGACGGCTTCAGGGGTTGACACTGAAGCAGCGCTTGCAAATTTTGCTAGTAGAACTTCTGAGACGGCTTCTGGCGTCGATACGCCTGGGGCGCAGTTCTCTGTTCGGTCTTCTGTGTCCGAGACGGCTTCAGGACTAGATACACCTTCCTCGCTGTTTTCTGTTCAGTCTTCATTGAATGAAGCCGCTTCCGGGATAGACACCCCCAGCGCGGCTGCTGGGTTCTTATCTAATCTGGCCGATACTGCTTCTGGCATAGACACACCAACCTCCCTGGCCTCTTTTAATGCCAGTACTAGCGATGCCGCTTCCGGTGTAGATACCCCCTCTACGGCGGCAAATTTCGCCGCATTTATTGATGAGACTATCGGTAATGGATGGGGAACATGGGCCTGGGGTTATGGGGCCTGGGGTTATAACGGAGGCCTGGGCGCGGTTGATTCTATTAATTCAAATTTTAATTATCTCAGCATCGTAGATGAGAGCGCCAGTATTACAGATGAAGTTTCTTCGGTGCCAACATATCCTGGTGCTATTGATGAAGCAGCCTCTATTACGGATGAGGTTTCATCACTTCCAACCTACGCAACACAGATCGCAGAGACGGGCAGCACACTAGACACGGTTGCAGCTGCGGCTATTCTTACGCCCCTTATTTCTGAGACTTCCACTGCCGCTGATGCAGACAGCGCCTCGGCCATATTTGTTGCGCAGGTTGTTGAGGGCCAGATTGGTTGGGGCGATTATGGTTGGGGTTTTAATGGCTGGGGCGGTCAGATTGTCACTGCTTCTGAGTCACTAATTGCTAGAGCTACGTTTAGTCCAGATATTGAAGATGGTGCTACCACTTTAGATCAACCTTCAGCATTGGCAATATTTATTGCTTCTACGCTGAACACAGCCGACGGCGCGGATGCTGTCTTGGCAAAAGCAAACTTCGTGGTCAGCACAAGTGACGCCGCTTCGGGCTTAGACACCCCGTCCGCCGCCCAGACATATATCACCAACACGTCAGACGCCGCCTCTGGGCTGGATACGACTTCTTCCCTGCCAACGTACAGCACTCTTGTTAGCGAGACAGCCAGTGGCGTAGATAGCACTTCTAGCCTCCCAATATACTCAACCAACATTGCGGAAGTTGTTGGGGCCGTTGATGGAACAAGTGCTTTTGCTAATTTCTTGGCCAGGGTGCTTGAGACCGTCCAGTTGGATGATGCACCCTCAACCAGAGCCAACTTTGTTGTTTTATTGCTGGAGGGAATTCTTGCTTCCGACGGAACGTTAGGAAAGCTCTTATGGGATTTGATTGATGACAACGAGCCCACAAACTGGCAAAATGTCGGTACTTCCGAAGATGGGAATTGGGTGGTCATTAACGATGATAGTCCTACAACTTGGCAAAACATATCAGCCTCCGAAGATGCTGGCTGGGCAACCATTGAAGACAATAAGCCCACCGATTGGACGTTGATTAACACCGCTTAATAAACACCATGGCACTTGTACTCCGCGACCGTGTAAAAGAAACCACGACAACTACCGGTACAGGCACGATCACTCTTGCCGGTGCCGTAACAGGTTTCCAGTCTTTTTCTGTTATTGGTAATGCCAACACCACGTACTACTGTATAGCCCATCAGACCGCTAATGAATGGGAGGTTGGCATCGGCACCTATACGGCGACTGGCACCACCCTGGCCCGGACAACCGTTACTGAGTCCAGTAATGCAGGCGCGGCAGTCAACTTTTCTGCTGGCACCAAAGATGTGTTTGTCACATACCCCGCCGAGCGATCTATTTATGCTGACGGCACCACGTTACAGACAACCAATAATGCGGTTTTACCAATAGCTTCTGGCGGATCGGGTCAAACTACAGCCCAACTAGCAATGAATGCGTTTGCTGGGGCTGTTACTTCAGGCTCTTACTTGCGCGGCAATGGCACCAACGTCGTGATGAATACGATTCAAGCCGGAGACGTGCCCACCCTGAACCAAAACACTACCGGCTCTGCGGGAACGCTGACCACAAGCCGGACACTGTGGGGCCAGAGCTTCAACGGTTCCGCCAACGTAACCGGAGCGTTGTCCAGCGTCACTACACTGAGCATGTCGGGCCAACTGACCAACACAGTGGCTATTGGTACAGCCCCCATGGTCATCACGTCAACCACCCGGGTGTCTAACTTGAACGTTGCTACGGCGGGCAGTGCGGATACTGCAACCAACGTAGCGGGAGGGGCGGCTAACCAAATTGTATACAACACTGGTGCGAATACTTCTGCGTTTATTGCCGCGCCCACAACCGCCAGCACGTATTTGAGCTGGAACGGCACGGCTTTTGCTTGGGCTGGTGCGGGTGGTGGCGCGACCATCACGAACGACACGACTACCAATGCCACATACTATCCATCTTTCCTGACGACCACGTCAGGTACTTTGAGCGATATTCGCACATCAAGCACTAAACTGACGTTCAACCCTTCTACCGGGGCGCTGACGTCTACCAGCCTTGTGGCTAGTTCGGACGAGCGTTTAAAAACCAACTGGCGAGACCTGCCGGAAGACTTTATTTCTCGCCTTGCCAAGGTTAAACACGGGGTGTATGATCGTCTTGATGCTCCTGTGACGCAGGTTGGTGTTTCCGCACAATCTTTGGCTGAAGTGCTTGAGCATGCTGTCGTGAAGCAAAACGACGGCATGTTTGGGGTTGAATATGGTAACGCCGCGCTTGTGGCGTGTATTGAGCTGGCCAAGGAAGTTGTGGAACTCAGAAAAGCCCTGAGAGAATCTGGCAAATTGTAAGGATCAACCATGAGTACATACTCTACAAATCTTGCGTTGACGCTGATTGGCACCGGTGAAGAAGCCGGTACATGGGGCACGACGACCAACACCAACCTTGGCACTCTGCTTGAGCAGGCAATCTCTGGGTACGTCACTCAAGCCGTAACCGCTGGAGCGGACACCACAATCACCATCCCCAACGGTTCTACGGGCGTCGCCCGAAATATGTACATTGAGCTGACTGGAACGGGCGGTTCAAACACCAACCTGATTGTTCCGGCCAACAAGAAGTTGTATTTCATATACAACAACACCTCTTCCGGGCAGGTTACGGTTAAGGTCAGCGGCCAGACCGGAGTTTCAGTACCCAACGGCTCTAAGTACTTGCTGGTGTCAAACGGCACGGATATTGTTCAAGCCATCACCACCAACGCGCTAAACACGTCAAGTTTTACTATCAGCCAGACGGGTGACAACCTTAATTTCACATCGACTGTAACGTGTACTGGTTCTATTTCCGGCACGACATTGACGGCGACGGTGGTTACTTTGGGGTATTTGATCTACGGCCAAACGCTTTCTGGCACCGGCGTGACCGCAGGAACGACCCTTGGCGCACAACAAACCTCCACGGAAACCGCCGCAGCTACGCTGGCATATTCTTCAGGTGGTGCGTCAGGTGCTAGTAGCGTTATTTTGGCAAGCGTTACAGGTGTGGCGCTCGGGCAAATGATTTCTGGAACCGGAGTTCCAGCAGGAACGTATGTTGGCAATATTGGCACAACCGACAACTCGGTATCTTTGGTAGACCGCACAGGTGCAGCAGTTACATTCACAACACAAGCAAGCGGTAACTACACATTTGCCGCCGCTAACGGCAAGGGTACGTACACTGTAAGCGCGTCACAAACAGTGTCGTCCACGACAATTTCCCTCACCAAGACGATTGCGTCTTTAAGTGTAGCGGGTGTGTTCACGGCTAATACCAGCCTTAACGCTACTGGCATTCGGTAATCTAGGAGAAAAACATGGCTATCTCAGTAACTGGAACGCAGATTACGTTCAACGATGCGACCGTACAGACCACGGCGTACACTGGCAGTGCGCCAGCGCCAGATGTTCAGACGTTTAACTCCTCTGGCACTTGGACAAAGCCGTCTGGACGCACTATGGCTCGCATTCAGATGTGGGGCGGTGGTGGTGGGGGAAGTCGTTCAGGCTCTGCCAATCAATCGACTGGTGGTGGTGGCGGCGAATATGCTGAAATTACTGTTCCGCTGTCTTATTTGGCGGCAACTGTAACTGCTACTGTTGGTGCTGGTGGTGCAGGTGCCACGACTACCGCCAATGGGAGCGCAGGCGGTCAATCGTCTTTTGCTCTGGCGACCGCATGGAATGGTGTTTCTACTTTGACTGCCGCAGGTGGCGCAGGTGGCCAGAACGGCATTAGCACTGGAACTCTTGGCGGTGGTTTGTATATTATGTCGGGCTATTACATTGACGGTTGCATACAATTTACTTTTGGTTTGGGTGACGTCAATGCAACTGCTAGTGCATATTTAGGAAACATCTTTGGTGGCGGTGCTGGTGCAAAAACCGCTGGTGGAAACGGCGGCAACTCATATTACGGTGGCGGCGGCGGTAATGGCGGAACAAGCAAATATGGTGGTAACGGCGGCTCTGCTTCGGCGACAGCACCTACCGCTGGCGTTCAACCGGCAGGTGGCGGCGGTTCAGCAACAAACGCCAATGTCAACGGAGCGACAGGTGGAATCGGTCGCATCATCGTAACTTGCTGGTAAGGAGAACAAAATGGCTTTAGCAGATTGGGCAGTCTATCGTTTGAGCGATGGTTACATTGACAATGTAATTTGGTATGACGCTGACACCGTGCAAATTGAACCCCCAGAGGGGCACGGTATGGTTGAAATTCCCGGCGATCAAGGTTACCCCGGAAAATGGTCAATGTGTGGGATTGGCTGGTCATACATCAACGGGCAGTTTGTCGAGCCTCCCAACCCCAACGCCCGAACCACATTGAGCGCAGATGTTTTGGCAACCGACACGACTTTGCCTGTGGCCAGTACTGAGACATTCTTCACTTCTGGCTATCTGAAGATCGACAAAGAGTGGGTGACTTATACGGGTGTTACGCCAACATCGTTTACTGGCGTAACCCGTGGGGTGAACGGAACGACTGCGGCAAACTATTTTTCTGGCACTGAGGTTCAGTACTTCACACCTGCACCTGATCAACCGGTTGCTGATGGAGTGCAAACTCTATGACAATGGAAATCCAACCGCTAAGGTCTGTTGCGTACGATGGTGCAAGACTGGACATTTTCCATGCCCAAAAAGGTCAAGGGTTGCCCCGTCATGCACACGCATACGCACATTTGACCATGTGTCATGCGGGTCGTTGTGCCGTTCGCAAAGAAGGTATTGAGGTCATCATTGACAAAGACAGTAAACCAATAAACTTGTTGCCTGACGGTTGGCATGAGATTGAGGCGTTGGAGGACGGCACAGTGTTTGTGAACGTGTTTGCCGAGGGGAAATACTGATGTGGACCCTGTCACTGCGTTCACGATGGTCTCTGGCGCTATCTCTGGTGTCAGAAAGTTGTGTGCGCTGGTCAAGGAAGCTCAGGCGGCTGGCAAAGAAGTAGCAGACCTGACGAGCCAAGTCACCCAGCATGTTGGCAAAGTACTTGAGCACACGCAGACGCTGAAGAAGGCGGAGCTAGAGGTCAAGAAGAACCCACCCAAGGACAAGTCCTTGCAGGTTCTGGCGTTTGAAGAGGTGGCTCGTAAGATGGAGCTGAAGCAACAGTACGAACAGTTGCGCAACATGATCATCTACGAGTTGGGGTTGCCGGGAGGATTCTGGGCAGACTTTGAACAAACCTTGTTCCGGTTGGAACAAGAGCATGAAAGGGACATGGAACTAGCCGAGCAGATGCAAAGGGAACTGGAATGGCAACGCAGGGTCAAACTCGATCAAATGCAAGAGGTGGTTCTGGAGGTGGTAATCGTTCTGGTAATGCTGGCGTATCTGGTCGCTCTAATCTGGTCAGTGATGTTGCACCAGAAGAATCGATTGGTGGTTTGGTTGGTATGACGATCATGGCGTTTTTGTTCGCCATCATGTTGCCGGTGATGATGTTCATGTACATCGACATGCACAAACTCAGGCTAGAGAACGAACGGATTACGCAGAAAATCGGCAAGTACCGACAACTGATTGAAAGGTGCGACAGGTGAGCGAGCAGGACAAAACGCTGGGGGTGCTAGATCGCATACTGACGTATGTGGACAGCCCTTTCAAGCTGATCGCCTTGCTCATCATGTTCATCTTTGGGTTCTGTGCTTGGTTTGTTTATAGCAACCAAGAATTGCTGGTCGGGGCCTACAAGGAAAGCCAGAAGCTACCCAGCATCAATGAGTCCCGGGCGGATGACGCAGCGGCAATCCTATTCAAGTACGGTGGCGCACAGACTGTAGCCATATTCAAGGTCAACCCGTTATTTGGCACCCGGGTCTTGTACCGGGCGTATACGAAGGAAGGGCGCGACAAGCGCATGGAGGGCATCGATGTCGGTCTCTTTACCCAGAATCCCAACAATAACGCAGACGTTGTCAAACTTATGGCAGGAGAGACGCCATGCGGTGATTACCACAAGCCACAAAGCGAAATCGGCCTGTGGTACGTCGAGGTTGGTGTCACCTACGGTTGTCGTATCTCTGTACCATCCGACGCAACACGTTTCATCGGTCAAATTACCGTCGGGTACAAAGATCGACCTGAGAGCGTAGAGGACGCCCAGTCCATGCTGCTCATCGCTTCATCAATGTTAACCAAAAAGAGTTACTAATGCTGACACTACTATCTACCCTGATCTCTTTCCTCATGGGCGGCTTGCCCAAGTTGTTGGACTTTCTCCAAGATCGTAGCGATAAGAAGCATGAGCTGGAGCTGGCTCAGATGCAGATCGCCCGGGAGATGGAGATGCGAAAGCTGGGGTTTGAGGCCCAGGAACGGGTTGAGAACATCCACACTCAGCAGCTTGAGATCGAGACCAAGTCCAACGAGAAGGTCTCCCTGATTGCCGCCCAGCAGGCGGAGATGCAGGCCATCTACGCCCATGACACAGCTTTAAACGAGGGCACCAGCCAGTGGATGAAGAACTTCCGTGCCAGCGTGCGCCCAGCTATTACCTACGGTTTCTTCTTCCTGCTGGTTGGGATTGACGCCGCCCTGGTGTGGCACGGCATCACAACCGGCGTTGGGTTCCAAGACATGGCTGACCAGCTCTGGGATGACGAGACCCAGGCCCTGTTTGCCAGCATTATTGCGTTTCACTTCGGCGGTCGGGCATTCGGCAAATGAACGTCTCGCCTAAAGCCGTCAAGATGATCATGCACCATGAGGGTGTAAGACAAAAGGCTTACCGTTGCCCAGCCAAACTCTGGACGATTGGCGTTGGACATGTGCTGTACCCTGAACAGGGAAAGTTAAAACTAGAGGACAGGATGTCTGTCCCCCTGCGCCCGGAGGATGACCGGGTATTTTCTATGGAAGAAGTTGATGGGATTCTCAGAAGCGACCTTGCTAGGTTTGAGCGTGGAGTGGTCCAGTATTGCCCAGTACCTCTCACCCAAGGCATGTTTGATGGTCTTGTGTCTTTTGCTTTTAATGTCGGCCTGGGAACACTCCAGCGTTCGACGCTTCGTCAAAAGTTGCTGCGCGGGGATAAAGAGGGCGCTGCGCAGGAACTATTGAAGTACTGCATGGCTGGTGGCAAAATACTGAAAGGGTTACAAAACCGTCGCCTCGACGAACGCGCCCTGTTTATGTCGTAGGAGTCCAGATGCCCTTACAGAAACTACAGTTCCGCCCCGGTGTAAACCGTGAAGGCACGTCACTTGCCAACGAGGGCGGTTGGTTTGAATCTGACAAGGTACGCTTTCGCTCCGGCTACCCCGAAAAGATTGGTGGATGGGTTCAAGACAGTGGTGCCGAGAATGCAACCGACACCGACTTGGACATCCCTCTGATTACAGGCGCAGGGTCTTATTTGGGCGTATGCCGCTCTCTGTCGAATTGGTTAACGCTTGCTGGATACAACTCGGTTGGCCTTGGCACGAACTTAAAGTTCTACATCCAGACATCAACGAACGGCACGTTCTACGACGTGACGCCTATCCGTTTAACCAGCACGATTGCGTCTAACGCTTTTACAACTGTAAGCGGGTCAACCACGGTTAGAGTAAATGACACGTCTGGCGTAGTTGTTGGCGACTACATTCTCATATCTGGCGTTGCAAGCGCGGTCAACGGCATCCCGGCCTCTGATTTAAACAGGGAGTTTGTGGTTACTTCGGTATTGAGCGCATCGCAATACACAATTACGGTGGCAACCCAAGCCACATCATCCGGGACTACTGGCGCATGCACAATCGACTACGAGATGGAAGTTGGTGGTGAATTAGCTTCGACTGCAAACGGCTGGGGCGCTGGCGGCTGGGGTGGTGTAACAGCCGGATTCCCAGATACCGGGTGGGGGGAGTCTGCGGCTGTTGGTTTTGCTGTCAATTTGCGGTTATGGAGCCAGTCCAACTTTGGTGAAAACTTGCTCTTCAATGCCCGTGGCGGTGCCATGAATTTCTGGGCAGTCAACGCTACCCCCACTGTTATTGATCGCGGACAGGTGATTGTTGCAGGCGGCACAATCACACAGAAAGATTACACCTCCGGCGGGACGACGACTGTAAACATTGATGCCACTTGTCCGTCCGAAGTGAATTATCTTATGGTGTCGGACTCGTCCCGGTTCACGATTGCATTTGGATGTAACGATCCCACCGGCGTATATTCCACGCTGGCACTAGACCCCTTGCAGATTCGATGGTCTGACCAAGAATCGTATTCTGATTGGACACCGGCGGCTACAAACCAAGCCGGTAATTATCGTTTGAGTCACGGCTCTCAGATTGTGACCGCCGTTCAGACTCGCCAAGAAATCTTGGTGCTGACAGACACGGCTATTTATTCCATGCAATTCTTGGGTGCGCCGTATGTTTGGGGCTTCCAACTCATGGGGGATAACATCTCCATCGTAGGCCCCAACGCCGCAGTTACTGTGAATAACATCACGTACTGGATGGGGGTTGACAAGTTTTACATGTATTCTGGCCGAGTGGAGACGCTGCCGTGTTCTTTGCGCCAGTTTATCTACGATGACATTGACCTTAACCAAGGCTACCAAGTATTTAGCGGAACAAACGAAGGCTACAACGAAATTTGGTGGTTCTATTGCTCCTCCGGTAGCACGACAGTAGACAAGTACGTCATTTATAATCATTTGGAGCGCACGTGGGTATACGGCACACTGGCTCGTACCGCATGGTTGGACAGTCCGCTGCGGGCGACGCCTATAGCGGCAGGTTATAACGGCAAGCTAATTTATCAAGAGAACGGGAATGATGATGGCACCACAACCCCTCCAAGCCCTATTTATTCTTACGTTCGCTCATCCGATTTTGATATTGGCGACGGCCATAACTTTGGTCTTGTTTGGCGAGTTATTCCTGACGTGACATTTGACGGCTCTACAGTCAATACGCCACAAGTAAACTTCACTGTTTTGCCCCGGGCTAACCCCGGAGCAAATTATGGAACGGCTGACAACCCGGCAGTTGCCAGTACGCAAAACTACCAGAACGAGCGCACGTATAACGTCCAGCAGTTTACTCAGTTTGCATACGTTCGGATTCGTGGGCGTCAGATGGCGTTCCAGATCAGCTCTGAAGACCTTGGTGTTTCATGGCAACTTGGCTCTCCCCGCCTTGATGTCAGACCGGACGGACGTCGCTGATGGCTACCACGGTTGATCTTACTCGCCTGCGTAACCCTGTTGCGCCACGGTTGCCTGCGGCCACGGTCGAGTGGGACCACCGTTTCATGGAGCAGTACAGCAACGCACTGCGCCTGTACTTTAACAATCTGGACTCTACGCTGGGTGGTGTTCTTGGCTCCCCAAAGACTGGTACAAACTCCGTTCCGGGCGGTTCTTTTTTAAACTTCCCATATGCGGCGATTCAACGCACCACCGATAAAACGTTTACAGCAAACACCGCAACTCAGATAACCTTTGACGAGAATGACTTTTTAAACGCATGCACGAACGACGGCACTGACGGAATTGCCGTGCAAGTTTCTGGCATCTACAACTATCAGTTTAGCGTCCAGCTCAAAAACACCGACACCCAGATTCATTCAGCTTGGATTTGGCTCAGGATAAATAACGTGGATGTTACGGGCACTGGTAGCAAATTTGATGTCATTAGCTCTCACGGCGGCATTCCCGGATACGTCATTGCTGCCTGTAACTTTTACGTTCAGCTGGATGCGAATGACACCGTTGAAATGTGGGCTGCGGTCAACAACACTGCCGTCACTTTTGAAGCTGAAGCGGCTCAAACTTCACCATTCGCCATGCCTTCCATACCATCTGTGGTGGCTACCTTAACATTTGTGTCTTCAGTACCCACATGATAGACTCGCTCAACCCCCTATACGTGAGGCAAATATGAGCCTTCAGCACGCAGCAAAATACCTTGCCGATCAGGGCCGTGGAAAAGACACGATGCTCGTCCACATGACTCCCCGTGAGGTTAGGAGTCTTCAAACCTTGGCTAGAGCTAATGGGGGTTCTCTAAGTATTAACCCTAATACTGGGCTACCCGAAGCTGGGTTTTTGAGCGCAATTCTTCCTATGGCGATTGGCGCGGGGCTGACAGCCATGGGCGTGCCTGCTCCAGTGGCTGGAATGATGGTTGGTGGGGGGCAAACAGCGCGTACTGGCAGCTTGATGAAAGGGATTTCCGCAGGTCTTGGCGCTTACGGCGGCGCTGGTATCGGCGCAGGTTTGATGGGCGTGGGCGGGTCTTCGCTGGCTGCACAGGGCGCTGGTGAGACACTTTTTCCCAACGTAACCCCTGACAACCTGCAATTGCATAATCCTGCGACTGTGTCTACCATTGGAGAAGGCGCCCCAGTTGGGGTTACCCCAAATGTGATGGGCATGGAACAGCTCCAAGCCGCGTACCCTGAAGCTACGTTCGCCGAGTTGGATAAAGCGCAGCAGGCTCAAAACGCCATGCGAAATGCAGCACTTGAACAGCAGACTGTAGCGAATGTTTTGAAACCCCAAGTTTATGCGGCGCCCGAGTTTTCCTCCATGGACAAGCTCAAGGCTGGTCTTAGCGCCACTACGAACAATTTATCCTCGGCGGGCAACTTCCTGAAAGACAACGCTAAATATGCAATGGCAGCGGCGTCTCCGCTCCTGATGGATTTGGCCTCGACACAAGGGAATGTCCCCACTGCGTCTTCTGGGCCTAACCCCTACCGTTATCGCTACGAGCGGGGCGAAGCGGACCCCTTCCCTACAGCCAGTCGCACTGGAATTCAACAGTCATATTTCCCCAACGCACGGTATGTTGCTTACGCTGGCGGCGGTCCGGTCGAGGCCATGTCGGATGCCAACGCAGTTGGCGCAAACACTGGGTTTCCGATGGCCGACATTCAGCGAGGTGCTTATGCGACACCCTACCAGCAACCTATCTCACAGAACGTGGTTACCGGTGCAAGCGACACCCGTGTCGATCCCTACACCGGCACAGAGCGCCTCGCTGAAGGCGGGATGGCTCAAGAAAATCCATTGCTGGCTAGTCCGTACAAAAAAGAAAATCCATTTGTAGATCAAATGGGGCCGTTGCAAGGAGGCGGCGGCAGTTCTCCTTCTGCAACTGGCTCGTCTAGTACGGGACAGGGAATCAGTAGCACGGCTACTGATATTGGCCTCGGGCTGATGTCATTGTCAGATGCAATACCGGGTATTTCTACTGCTATCGCGGGAATGATTGGCAATGCGATGGCGGGGCAACAGGCTGATGCTATGGGTGAGGCCAATGCCGCTCTGGGTACTATTGCTTCCCAAGGCCAAGCCGTCCCAGGTATTTCTTCAATTTCTGACTCTGAAGGCAACGTTTCTTCTATTTCCACCGCAGAATCTATTGCAGCCGTCGATGCGGCTATGGGTTTGGCTGATGCAGTTGCAGC